ACCGCTTACGAAAGTGACATTGCGAAAATGGAACAAAAAGCAATTAGAAAAAAATGAACAATAATCACATAGGCACGGCATTTGAGTTGATGAAGGATATTGCAACCGAAGAAGGTTGGAATTATTCCCATGGTACATTGACCGAACTTGATTTCAAGGCGTTTTTGGTATTCCCATTGATGCACTGTTCGATTCAATCCGTGGCATTGACAGACCAAGTGGCAACCATTCAAATGAATGTAATGGTGGCGGATCGTGTGAACTTTCTGAAAACAGAAAACGAACAAGAAAACTTGATAACCGAGTATTCGGAATACGGATACACCGAGAATCAAAACTACGGACACATCCTTCAAGATTTGTATGTGAGGTTTTCAAAAGGTTTGTGGCGTACCGAACAGAATTACTACAACCAAGTGCAATACATTCGCCCAATTACTTTTCAACCATTTGTGGAAACAATGGACACGGTGTTGGGTGGTTATCAAATCACAGTTGGAATTGAACTGATTAACCCATGGGTGACTGATGGCGATTGCGTTTAAGAATAGCGAAGCCGTTGTTGCGGAGTATTCCAATAAATGGGCAGTTGCTGCCCGTATGATGTTGGAGGTAAAAAGACCGCGCACATCCATCCGTGCCAAATGGAAAAAGGTTGGTGAAGGTTGGACACCCATTTCAGTTACCAAAAAGACATTCCGTGGAAACTATGTGGCACAGGGCAATTGGTGAACTCTATTCAACCCAATCCAAACGGAATGACATTGGGCATCACCATGAACAAGACGGGTGATTATGTGCAAAATGGTAGAAAGCCAGGTAAAGGTATTCCACTTGAATCAATGCGTAATTGGACAAAGATGAAACGCATTCAACCGCGCGATTTGTCAACTGGTAAATTCAAATCCAAGGCAACTGCGGAGGGTATGCGGTTTGCAATGAATAGAAAGATAAAACACTTTGGCATTGAGCCGTTCCCGTTTGTGACAATGGCACGAACCGAGATACTACCATCATTCAACAAGGCGTTGACAAAAGCAATGGCACAAGATATTAAAAACAGATTTAAGCGATGATTTTTAACCAACAACCCGAATCAATAGTGGGATGTAATTCCCCAATCATGTATCAATTTTACGATGCACTTTATACATCAGACAAATTCTATTATCAATGTGATGTGTATGTGTGGAGTGGCACGGCAACAATTCCCGCAACGCCAAATTGGACCATCAACAGAAAGCCCGACCAATACGGAAGTGGGCGTGGATGGATTGACATTCACAAATTGGTGCAACAAGAAGTAACCCGTGATTTTTTAATCAATGGAACTTACAAACCAAACATCGGAAGCGGTGCAAAGCGATTTGCCGTAAAGGTACGGGGTGCATACTATGTTGGAACAACACTAACATTCACAAGTTATGTTACAAGCAATGTCGGTTTGGCATCTGCGGGATACGCTTATACTGCGGAAGGATTCAACCAAGGTTATCCAACCAAATATGTGTTCACGGACAAATCAAAGGTTACATTGACCACGGCAACACCAAGTGCGTATCTGTGGTATGATGCAAGTGTGATTACATCCATTGTGTGTGGAAGCGCAACCATTACCCCAAACACGGTGACTGGTTCGGATCAACTCATTCAAGGCATTGAATTAAAGCAATTAATCACTGCGGGTGGAACATGGGGTGCGGACATTAACATCACTTTTGTAAAGGCAGGCGATGATATTGTCATTCCCGTGGATTTTGTGTGCGAGAATAAGTACGGACAACAAGATGTTTTATTCTTGAATAAATACGGGGTTTATGATTCGTTCCTTTTCAATGGTGTTTACAAATCAACATTTGCAGTAACCAAAGAAAGATACGAACAACCAATTTTCAAACAGACAGACATGGCGGAAGCATGGACATACGGGGTTGGAATTACAACGCCCTATTTGACCAATTCAGTTGAAACCATGACAGTCAACACGGATTGGATAAGTGAAAACGATGTTGAGGTGGTTGAACAAATGTTTTATTCCACAAACATTTTGATGTTGGATGGTAGCGAAGTATTGTCCGCAAGGGTAATGGACACCGCATTTGAACGCAAAACAAGGGTGAACGAAAAGTTGATTTTGTACACGATTCAGTTGGAGTACAACCAACCAAAGATTAATAAAATGGTACGATGATACGGTTTAGTTTACAAATTGACGGCACACCCGTTGACCTATTCAACGATGAATCCATTCCGCTTACAAGGCAGTTGAAGGACTTGATGAACCTTTCCACAGTGTGGACGGATTACACCAAGGATTTCCAAATCCCCGCATCTGAAACAAACAACGCCATATTTGAAAACTGGTTTGATGAAAACATGGTCATAACTGGATGGAATCCCAATTTGGGGAAGGATGGCACAATCTTCATCCATGGTTTGCCCGTGTTTGAAGGCAGGGTTGAATTGATTGGGTGCAAGTTCAAGGATGGATTGCCACAACTTTACAACATCATTTTTTATGGAACTACCAAAAAGGTTTTAGACAAATGGGGTGAAACCTTGATGAATGAAGTGGATTGGAGTGATTACGACCATGTGGCAAATTACGCCAACATCCTTTCTTCGTGGGATCAATCATTGGTAAGCGGTGACATATTGTGGCCGATTGCAGATTACAACCAAGGGTGGCGTTATTCTAAACTCACTGGGGTAAATGGGAACATCTACCAAAGCCGTGGTGTTGAAGTTGATGATTTACGCCCCGCGATTCGATTGCGTTCAATGCTTGTAACTGCATTTGCTGAAATTGATTTGACATTGAGTGGTTCGTTTTTGACACGCCCCGAGATGGATGATTTGTATGTGTTACCGATGCAAACCGCAGGTCCTTTGTACGACCCCGAATATACATTGCCAGGGACATCACACGCCTTTAATTCACCGCAATCATTTACTGCAACATCGGGGGTATTGACATACACCCAATTGATATTCCCATCCATTGTTTCAAACCCATCGGGCAACTACAACCCCGCAACGGGAGATTACACAGTGAATCGTGGTGGGTTTTACCAATTCTCAATTGACACATTAAGCGTAACCGCCCCAGGTGTGCCGTTGCAAAGTTTAGAAATTGCATTCTTTGTCAATGGTCGGAAGTTGTTTGCACCCGCAGCGGGTACATTCACCGCCACAAGTGGTCCGCGTGGATTCAGTTTCAACCAACAATTGAATGGTGGGGATGTTGTTTCTGTGCGTTATCGTGCCACGGGCAACTGGTCAACCATCTCAATCACATTCAAGTGTTTCAAAGCCCCACAAGGCATTAACGGAAACACAATACACATGGATGATGCAATGCCACAAAAGCCCATCAAGGACTTCGTAAATGGGGTTTTGCAAGGTTTTAACTGCATATTAGTTCCAGTGAGTGAAACCGAAATTGAAATTCACAACCTTCAAGATTGGTTGGCACTTGGAACAACGCGAAATTGGACAAAGTATGTGGATGTGAAGGATATTCAACACGATAAAATCCCAATCCCGCGTAGTATTTCATTCACGCATCAGGAATCATCTTGTTTGGCCAATGCTTATTACAAGCAAATCAACAAACGCGAATTTGGTAGCGTCAAAGTTGAACCCGAAATTGATTACCCAACGGATGAATTTAGCGTTGAAACCCCGTTTCATATTATTGCCCCACAAGCAATGAACCAAGTGAACGCCAACGGGCAGATTGTACGCAAAAGCGAATTGAATCTTCCCGTGTTTATGGATCAAGATTCCAAGCCCGTGCAACAAGATTACACATTGTTTTACTATGGGGGTAAACAATCAGTTTCGGATACATGGTTTTTTAACGGGATAACCCAATATGTGATGCCATTGATGACACCATATTCCGAGTACCCAACTTTATCCACAAGTTATTCAAACGCCTTTGGATTGGAATTGTCATTGCGTGGTGATGCGCCCGTAAATTCAATGTATAACATGTATTGGAAGGAATACCTTACCCGCATGTATTCAACGCAATCAAGGGTGGTTAAAATGACTGCAATACTACCCGTGGGTGAATGGTTGAACCTTGAATTGAACGACACCATCGCCATTTCATCAAATTACTACAAAGTGCAATCAATTCAATACGATATGTTAACGGAGATTGCCAATTTGGAATTAGTGACTTATCCCGATGTGGATATCATGAGGTTCACAACCACTGGACAAAAACCCGATTTTACCAACCCAACGGCAACGCCATTTGGTGAAACTTATTTGAAGAATTATTCGGTGGCCAAGGGTATCATGAATTCGTACAAGTTCAACGGCCAAGATTATTTAGACACCAACCAAGACATTGACTATAACCAAAACAATGTATTCAGTTTGGTTCAGCAAGTGAACAATGTACAATCCATTTTGCAGTTCAACCAAATCACAATGTACAGAAACACGGCCACATCAAGAACCACGGATTCAACGATTTGGGACCCGATTCCAATGGAAACGACACAAACGATTGGATATGTGGATAACATCACATCAAGTATGCCACTTTCAAAGTATGTGTGTACCGATGGGGGGCAATACAAGTTCACGGCCATGTGTGCATTTGGGCAAAGTGGAAACAAACAAATTGAATTTGAAATCCAAGTCAACGGAATCCAAACCACCGCCTACGGATTGACCGATTCCAACCACCATAGCGTGAATTTGGAAACCATTTTGGATTTAGCCCCTACGGATGAAGTGACATTTGTTTGGAAGGTCGTAACGGGTGGAAGCCATACAATCGTAATTCAGAAAGCAAACTTTTTAGTACTTAAAAAATGATAACACAGATAATTCAACTTTTACAATCACAAGAATGGTATGGGGTATCCGAAAGGGTGGAAATCGCCAAAGGGAAAAACCAATACAACCAAACATTAACCCAAGTTGCAAAACAATACAAAAGAAAAATTAAGTCATGGCGGAAGAATTAGATTATAAAGTAAAGGTGGACACCACCGAGGTTGACCAAGCGGAATCCTCGTTTAGCAAGTTTGCAAGTAGTGCCAAACAAGCGGCATCGGGGTTGACATCCAAGTTGTCCGATATGAGTGATAAGTTTGGTGAATTGCCAGGTTCATTGGGGCGAACTGCATCCGCATTTACGGGCGTAGGTAAATCCATGATGGCATTGGTAGCCAACCCACTTGGGGCGATATTGGCTGCGCTTGTGGGTATCTTTGCGGGGCTTCGTGCTGCGCTAACAAAGAGTGAACAAGGGATGGATGCCCTTGCCCGTGTTACATCCATTTTCGGGGCTATATTGAATCCAATCATCCAAGCCGTTTCGGGGTTTGCCACATTGCTTGTTGATGGCTTGGCAAATGGTTTGGAATTGGTTGCGGGTTTGTTTGGTTCGGCTGCAACCGAAGGGCGTAAACTTGCCGATATGCAAGATGAATTAGAGGATAGGGAATTGGCATTGAATGAAGCCCGTGCAAAAGGGAACAAGGAATTGGCACAAGCCCGTGAATTGTTATCGGATTCAAACGCATCATTGGCCGACAGACAAAAGGCATTGGAACAAGTGCGCAAAAGCGAAACCGACTTGGCAGCGAAGGAATTGAAGTTTGCACAAGATAGGTTAGCCGCAGCCCGTTTGGACCAAAAGTTGAATGGACAAACCGAGGAATCCAAAAAGGCAATCAGTGATGCCGTTGTTGCAACCCAAAACGCAGAAACGGAATTGGCAGCCAAACGAAGGTTGTTTAATCGTGAAGCCAAAAAACTTGACAAAGAAGAAGAAGAACGCAAAAAAGAAATGGCAAAAGCGGAAGCGGATCGCCAAAAGGAACTGGCTGAAAAGCAAAAAGAATACGCATCACAAAGGCGTGAAGCATCGGACAAAATACGCGAAGCCGACAGAAAGAACATCATTGATTCCATTCAAGACGAAGAAGAAAAAGCAAAGAAACAAGCCGAGTTTGATTTGGATAACGCCAAGCGTGAAATCGCACGGGGCAAATACACCAAGGCCGAAAAAGACAGATTGATTCAAGAAGCGGAGGAAGCCAACCAAATCAAGTTAGGTCAAATCGCATCGGATGCCGAAAAGAAAAAGTTGGATGATAAGAAAAAGGCAGACGAAGAATTAAAGGCGTTCATGGAAAAATCCGCCGAAGATGAAGCCAAGTTCATTGATGACCAATTTGCCAAAGAACAATTGAGGTTGACACAAACCTTAACCAACGAAAAAGAACTTCAAGAAGCGGTGACCAAATTGGAATTGGAAAGGTTACAAAATCAAATCCAAGCCCGAAAGGATAATGGGCAATCTACAACCGAATTGGAACAACAATTGGCAAACAAGCGTATCGACATTGCCAAGGATGAAGAAGCCAAAAAGAAGGATTTGGCACAAAAGGAATTTGATGCAAAAATGGCAATCATGGATGCCACATCAAACGCACTTTCAGCGTTGGGAAATGCAGTTGGTGAAGAAACGGCCACGGCAAAGACATTGGCGGTTGCGGGGGCAATCATCGACACTTATGCGGGTGCAACCAAGGCATTGGCAGCGGGGGCGGGTACACCATTGGGATACATCAATGCGGCGGCGGTTATTGCAACGGGTTTTGCGAATGTTCGTAAAATGACATCAACGCCCGTGCCAGGTGCAACGGACACATCATCATCCGCACCAAGCGGACCAAGTGTTTCAATCGTGGGTGGTTCAGCGGACCCGTCGGCACAGATAGCAAGGTCATTGGCACAACAAAACCAAAAGCCAATCAAGGCGTATGCAGTTGCAACGGACATGAGTACACAACAAGCCCTTGACCGCAGAATCCAACAAAACGCAACATTCCCAGGATAATTCGTTATATGGTTATGCAATTGAAAGGTATTAGAGTTGAATTGGCATTATTGGACGATTTGATTAACTTCAACATGAAGGGAAGCGACTTGTTGGTAATTGGAAGCGAAATTGGTGCAGCCCGTAAGAAATTGGAAGGTTCAATCAAATTCTTTTCACAAGGTTTAGCACAAGCCAAAAAAGGTTTGGAATCTGCAAAGCAATTGGGCGATGAAAAAACCATTACCACTTTTAGCCGTTGGATTCAAAGATTTGAAGGTGATATTGCGTTGGCAAACAAAAATATCCAAGCATTAAGCAAAATAGATACAGTATAAAATATGAAAACATCATTTGAAAAATTCATGGCATCGACTGCCGTTAACAAAGTTGAGTTAGGCAAGGCCGAAATGATAAATGTTCAATTAGGCGCAAAAGAAGATTTAATCAAGTTGATTAATGACGCTGCGAAATCAGTAGCGGGTGCAACCAAAATTGAAGATGAAACGGCTAAATTTAGCCAACAATTTAATGCAATGAAAACAAAAGTGCCTGATTTGATTGCAAAGAATAAGGCAACATTTGACAAAATGTTTGCGTTAAAAAATTCAATTGACAATTCATATGCAAAATTCCAAGCACAATTAAAGGCATTGGGTGTTCCAAAAGAAGCGGTTGCAGATTTGGAAAAAGCATTGGCATCTTTGAAAGAAACTGATTTTTATTCATTGCAAAGAGATTTGGAATTTAACACCAAATTTTTAGAACAATACAAGTAATGCGTATCGTTGAACTTATATTGGATGAACAACAAATGGCAAGTGGCATTGATGCGATAAGCATCGTGGAAGCCCCTGCCATTGAATCCAATTTTGTTGCGTTAAAATCCCATGAAGTAAAGTTTGCCAAGGTAGATGCAGAAAAACGCATCTTAATGGGACCGATATTGATTCCAGACAAACCCATATACCGCAAACAAATTGTGGATGGGGCTATGGATGAATTTTACATTTACTTTTCCAAGGATACCGTACGCAAAGCATCACAGATGTTTTTGATGAAGGGAAATCAAGGCAACGCCACTATTGAACACGAATTGGCGGTTCAAGGTGTTTGCATGGTTGAAACTTGGATAAAAGAGGACATGGAAAAGGACAAATCGGCCATCTACGGGATGAACGATCCGATTGGTACATGGATGGGTTGTTTGAAAATAACCAACGATGATGTGTGGAATGATGCCAAGGATGGCAAGTTCAAAGGATTCAGCATTGAAGGTTATTTCGCAGACAAAATGAAGATGAGTAAACAACCATCATTACTGGACGAGGTCAAAGACCTTTTATTGGAATATCAAAAATCTAACAATCTAAAAAAATAAAGTTTTATGAGTATGAACGCAGAATCAATCTTGGACCGCATCATGGTAAAATTGGGTATCAATGAACCCG